CTGCTTGTATGTGCAAGAAGGATGTAGTTGTAGATAGTAATAATGAATGCGAGAGTTGTCAATAATATATGAGTGATAAAGAATTAGTTACAGAATTAAAACATCAGATTGCAGATTTAACTCAAGAAAAAAAAGATGTAATTAAATTATGTGATGAAAAAGATTCTAAGATTAAACAAATCTTAATAAAATTAGAAGATGCTAATGGAGATATACACTCTATGGGTAAAAAAATTCATGTACTAGAGGAAAAAGCTAGTAAAAAAGCCACTTTTAAGAGGATAATTAATGAAAAAATAGATGAGGTGTTAGAAAAAAAAGAGGAGCTAGACGTTGACAACAAGGATTAAAAATGATACAAAATGATATGCAATATAAAACTATAAATAAAAAAGGAAAAAACATATGGCAATAATTGAAGGCACAGCATACTGGGCTTCTCTAAAGAGACCAAACGAAAAGTTTGAACCTATGTGGAGAATTGATTTAGCAGTTGATGATACAACTGCAACTACTTTTAAAACTAATGGCTTTGCAGTTGGAGAAACAAAATCTGATGACAAAGTAGTAAGTAATATTCTTAGATTTAAAAGAAAGGTTTCTAAAGCAAATGGAGATAAGAACCAACAACCACAATTAGTGGATGCTGAAAAGAAACCTATTGATAAAATAGTCGGTAATGGCAGTAAAGTAAAAGTAATGTATAAATCTTATGACTGGAATTTTAAAGGTAAGAAGGGTAAAGGTTTAGATTTACAAGCTGTACAGGTACTGGATTTAGTGGAATACACTCCCGATGAAGATTTTAATATAGAAAATAAATCTTCTAATGGTGTTGACATCAAAGAAGATTTTTGATACAACATAACAGTCATAATACATGACTCATTTTCTACTCCTACAGGAGGGTCAGCTTGACAACAGGTTGGCTCTCCTTTTTTTTTAGAAATTAATTATGAGGGCGACAATGGAAATAAATAAAAAAGGATTTGTAAAGTATCATCTACCATGTCCACTATGTAAAAGTAGTGATGCGGTTTCTGTTAATGCAGATAGTTCGGCTTATTGTTTTTCATGTCAGCAATATATAAAGGAATATGATATGGAAACACAACCGATAACAAATGGCAAACAGGAATCTAAAGTGCAAAACTTTTCAGAGCAATCAGACTTTACAGAAATAGTAGACAGAAAGCTTTCAGAAAATACTTGTAAAAAATATGGTGTATCTGTTAAGACAGATAGCATGGGTAGTATAACTAATCATTATTATCCTTACCATGATAAACAAGGTTCAAAGATTGCAACAAAAACTAGATATACAAAGTCAAAAGAATTTAGTGTGCAGGGCAATACTCACCAAGCAGGATTATTTGGAGAACATTTATTCTCTAAAAATAAATTTGTTATAATTACTGAAGGTGAGATAGATTGTTTATCAGCTTATCAAATGTTTTATACAGGTAAGTATGAAACTCCAGTAGTAAGTATTAAACATGGTGTAGCTTCTGCAGTTAAAGATATTAAGAATAGTCTCGAATGGCTAGAACAATTTCAAAATATTCTTATTAATTTTGATAATGATGAACAAGGTAAAGAGGGTGCATTAAAAGTAGCTGAATTATTTTCACCTGGGAAATGTAAAATTATGCATCTCCCTCAAGAATTTAAAGATGCTTCAGATTGTTTAGTTAAAAATAAAATACAGATTTATACTCAAGCATTTTGGAATGCAAAACGATTTGCTCCTGATGGTATTATTAATGCCAATACTTTATTTGATGACATAATTAAACCTAGTGTACAATCATTTGTTCAGTATCCCTTTGAAGGATTAAATAAAATGACGTATGGTTTACGAGCTTCTGAATTAGTTACCTTTACTTCAGGTAGTGGGTTGGGTAAGACTCAAGTAATTAGAGAGGTAATCCATCATCTATTAAAACAAACAAAAGATAATCTTGGTTTATTAATGTTGGAAGAAAATCCTGTAGTAACATCTAAAGGGATAATGAGTATTGAGGCAAATCAAAGATTACATTTACCTGATGTTCATATTTCTAAAGAAGAATGGCAAAAACATTTTGATGCAACCACAGGTAGTGGCAGAGTATTTTTGTTTGACCATTTTGGTTCTAACACTATTGATAATATAATTTCAAGAGTAAGATATTTAGCTAAAGGATTAGATTGTAAATATATTATCATAGACCATGTTAGTATCATAGTATCAGACCAGTCACATGGAGATGAGAGAAAAGCTTTAGATGAAATAATGACTAGACTTAGAACTCTTGTACAGGAAACAGGTATAGCTATGATAGTAGTCTCACATTTAAGGAGACCTGATGGTAAAGGACATGAAGAGGGTGCAGCTACATCTCTGTCTCAACTAAGAGGTTCGGCTTCTATAGGGCAGCTAAGTGACATGGTTATAGGGCTTGAGAGAGACGCACAGCACGATGACCCTGAAATCCGACATACCACTAAGGTAAGAGTGTTAAAGAATAGATTCTCAGGTATTACTGGACCTTGTTGTGACTTAAAGTATGATATGGATACTGGTAGATTAGCAGAGGTAACATCAAGTGACTTTTGATAAAGTAATATTTGATATTGAAACAACAATGACGACAGATAAAATTTGGTGTATTGTTTGTAAACATAAGGATACTTACTATCAATTTAAAGAAGATAGAATACATAGGTTTGAAGAATTTTTAAAACAAACTAAAGAAGTTATTGGACATAACATTATTGGATTTGATATACCAGTTTTAAATAAAGCTTTTGGTTATAACATATTTAAAAATTGTAAGATAACTGACACGTTAATTTTATCTAGATTACTTAACCCTATGTTAGAGGGTGGGCATTCATTAAAAAATTGGGGTGAAAAACTTTATAAAAAGAAAATGGAGTTTGATAACTTTGATTATTTTAGTGAAGAGATGTTAAAGTATTGTAGAAATGATGTTGATTTAACTGAGAAGTTATATAAATTTCTTTCTAAAAAGATGACAGACTTTGGAGAGTCAATTGAATTAGAACATAAGGTTGCCGAGATTATTCAACGACAACATAAAAAAGGATTTATGATAGATGTTGTAGGTGCTCATATGCTACAAGCTAAGTTTCAAGAAGACATGAATGAGCTTCAAACTATTGTAAGAAAAACTTTTCCTCCATTAAAAATTGAAACAGAATTTATTCCTAAGTCTAATAATAAAACAAGAGGATATATAAAGGGAGTACCCTTTACAAAAGTTAAGTATAAAGAATTTAATTTAGGTTCACGTCAACAAATAGCTGAACGATTAGTTATGTTAGGATGGAAACCTAAGAAGTTTACAGAGAAGAAACATACTATTGTAGATGAAAAAGTTTTGTCAGAAATTAAAAATATTCCTGAAGCAAAACTTATTAATAAATTTCTCATGCTTCAGAAAAGAATTGCTCAAGTCAGTTCTTGGATTGAAGCTACTAGAGAAGATGGTAGAGTACATGGCAAAGTAATTACCAATGGTACAATTACTGGAAGGATGAGTCATCAGTCGCCCAACATGGCTCAAGTTCCTGCTGTGTATTCACCCTACGGAAAAGAATGTAGGCAGTTATGGATTACAAACACAGGTTATAAATTAGTAGGTGTTGATGCTTCAGGACTTGAGTTGAGGATGTTAGCACACTACATGAACGATAAGGAATACACAAATGAAATCATTAATGGAGATATACACACAACAAATCAGATTAGGACTGGCTTGGAGTCAAGAGATGAGGCGAAGACATTTATATACGCACTCATTTATGGAGCAGGTTCAAAAAAAATCGGAAGTATCATCAAAAGGTCTGAAAGAGATGGAGAAAGAGTTAAAGAAAAATTTCTTAGAGCTACACCAAGTTTTAGACAACTACGAGAAAGAGTGGATGGAGTGGCTAAAAAAAGATGGCTCAGAGGTCTCGACCAAAGAAAAATCCTCATAAGACACCCCCACGCTGCGTTAAACACCCTATTACAGGGTGCTGGTGCGTGTGTTATGAAGAAAGCGTTGACATTGGTAGAGCAATATGTTAGAAGTAAACACATGAAAGCAGCTCCAATTGTGAATGTGCATGATGAGTTCCAATATGAAGTGGAAGAAAGCCGAGCTGAAGAATTTGGAAAGCTTGGAGTACAAGCAATTATAAATGCAGGAAAGGAATTAAAAATAAGGTGTCCGTTAGATGGTAAATATAAAATCGGAAACAACTGGTCAGAAACGCATTGATACTATAGCTACTGATATTAAAACCTTAGTCGCTGGAATATCAAATGGTAAACCTGCCAACGTCACAGAAGAGAATATGGATAAGTTCCTTAAGAATATTAAGGAAGCTTTTAATTCATGGAACAATCCTATTAGAGAAAAAGATGGGAAGTTAAGAATGTCAGTACTAGGTAAACCAACTAGACAATTATGGTATGATAGATTTAGTCCAAAGAAAACTAAATCTTATGATGCTAGTTTAAATATTAAATTTTTATATGGACATATACTAGAACATTTATTATTATATCTAGCAGAATTAACTGGACATAAAATAGGAAACCAACAAAAGAAAGTAGAGATAGATAATATTAAAGGACATATAGATGCGACAGTAGATGGTGAAGTGTGTGATGTTAAGTCAGCATCATCATTTAGTTTTAAGAAATTTAAAACAGGTGAGTTAGTTGGTGATGACCCATTTGGTTATCATGCCCAGTTATCAGGATATGAAGCAGGGATGGGCACAACTGGCGGAGGTTTTTTGGTTATGGATAAATCAAGTGGAGATGTTTGTTTCTATAAACCTGATGAGTTAGCTAAACCTAATGTTCCAAATTTAATTAAAACTTTACAAGATACATTAAAGAGTAAGACACCACCTGATAGATGTTATCAGTTATCTGAAACTAAAGGTGGTAATAAATCTTTACCAATTGGTTGTCAATATTGTTCTCATAAATGGGAATGTTATAAGGATGCTAATGATGGTAAAGGATTAAGAGTATTTAAATATTCTAATAGATATGTTTACTTAGCTGAAGTAAGCAGACAACCTAATGTGGAAGAGATAACTAAAGACTTTTCCGAAGAATTACAAACTTATGGGAAAAGATAAAGATTTATATAAACCTTTACCAAATAATGAATGTATTAAACTTACCATTGAAAAAAGTAAGGTAGAGGGATTAGGATTGTTTACTCAATTATTTGTACCAAAGGGTGTTAACTTTGGTGTTAGCCATATTAAAATACAGGATGAAATAATTCGTACACCTTTAGGTGGATTTATAAATCATTCAGATGAACCTAATTGTGAGAAAATAAAATTACAAACTGATACTTATTCTAAATATAATTTAGTTTCTATTAAAGATATTACAGGAGGAGATGAACTAACTGTTAAATATACTTTTTATAATCTAAAAAAAGAAGAAACAAAAACAGTATCAGAAAAATTACAGGATGAATTAGAACCTATTGTTAATGCTCCTATGATGGATATAGAATAATGTTAACAATGGCTAAAGCTATAGTAGGTTTTTTATTATTAAGTCTTACTGGAGGACTTATCATTTATTTTATTAAAGATTATAAATATATTTATAAGAAGAAGAAAAAGAAATGAATACTAAACAAATGAGTAAGATAAGAAACAAAGCTAAACATATTATGGTAGCTTGGCTTAAAGGTTTGTTAAGTCCTAATGAACAAGCTAAAGTAAATGTTAAGAATGTCTTTACATTATTACCTAGTCAAACTCATTATTGGCAGGGAACTACCTTACGTTTACAACCTTGGTCTTATAAATGGATAGTTAAAAAATTAAAAAAGAATCCTCATTGGACTATAGATGATTTAAATGATAGCTTAGAACCCACAGAAAGAGATAAAAGGAGAGCAAGGATGGCTGAACATGGTCCAATTGCTATGTAATGACAGACAAAGAAATGTTTAAAGGTACGACATATGATTCATTAAGTAAGCAGGTAGATGGAAACCATTATAACTCTATGAAGATTCAACCTGCGGAATTTATTAATGAAAATAAAATATTGTTTGCAGAAGGAAATGCTATTAAGTATATATGCAGACATCAAAAAAAAGGAAAGAGAAAGGATATAGAAAAGGCAATACATTATTTAGAAATGATATTGGAAAGGGACTATGACAATTAATGAAGCACAAATAACTCAATTGGAAAAAAGAGCTAGAGGTTTTAGAAGAATTATTTCAGCATTAAATGATTTACCTATGTATGGAATTAATTCTCTTATAGATAAAGTATTATATATAAGAATAGGTGAACTTAAAGAACATCTAAAGAAAAAAATAACTAGAAATAATGAAAAGTTAAATGAACTCCATACAACAAGTATAGATAGTTTAATAGATGATGATGGACAAAGCGGAACTGTTGGTCAGGTTAATGTAGTTGTTAGTGAAGAGGTTGTTGATGAATGAAGAACAAGATAGAGCTGCAGCATCTACTTATGAAGATGAAGTTTCTTCACAAAGAACTGTAACAATTCCATTAAGAGAGTATGATGAATTAAAAACAGACCAAAGATTTATAAAAGATAAATCTTTAATTGCTATTATAGATAAAGTTGAAGAACTTATAAGAGCTTTACGAAAGAGTATCATAAGAGAAAAATAATATGGATGAAAAAAGTAAAGTCTTTTCCATGAAGGGAAAGCCTGTTGAAGGTAAACCTACTGTCTATCATATGCGATTATGTTTAGTGGGTTCTCCTGATATGGATATAAAAAATATTCAAACATTTGGTATAGCAGATGATGGATTCTTTATGGTTAAAAGTTATAATAATTTAAGGCTTCCTACTTTTATGACCAATCCTGTTAGAGTTAAAACTGTAGAAATATATAAGAAGGGCGATAAACCAATGACTAAATTAAAAAAGAATAAAGATGAAGATGATACCTTTGTTGATTTAATGCGGAAAGCTCATGCGACCCCATCGAAAGTTAAATAAATCTAAAAGAGTCAAAAAAAAAGAAGCCTATTTAATGGGCTTCAAATTAATTATTAATAATCAAGGACAATTTATTAGTGAATTTAAAAATTTTCCTATGGATAAGATTCCTTTCTATTTTAAAAAAGCAAATGCAGGGGTAATACAAGCTATGTTGAGGGAGTGTAGAACTAATTTTACAGAATTACATACAACTTTAGAGAAAATTGCAAGGGATGTTTTTCATTCTTAGGCATCCTTTTCTATTTTATTAGAAGGGGTTAGTCCTTCAAGTTTTTCAAAACATTGAAATTTTACGAAAGTTTTTGTTCCGTTCACTTGTTCTCTAGGAAGAGTTTCTAGAATTTTAGCAGCATGATTATATCCTGCTACACCACACTCATACCAACTATCATAAATAATAGAACTTTCAATAGGCGGTCCGCAAAATTGTACAAGTGCATAACATACTTTTAATACTAATATAAATTTCATCTTCTTCTTCTTTTTCTTTTCCTACTCCTACTGTACCAGCGTTTTTTTTTAAGGAAAGAAGCATACAGTTTATTCGTCAGTATCTTCCTTCGGTCTCACCTTCCCAAAAATAATTTTATAATTCATTTTAATATTTTGCTCCATATCAGTACTTAAAGGTTTACCTGTTATACCAATAGAATGCCTTGTATTTTCGCAACCTGATACTAAAAATAGTAAGCCACCCAAAAGGAATATAGTTATATATCTAACCCAAGCATTAATCATTTTCATTTTTTTTCTTGCGTCTCTTCTTCTTTTTAAAATTTTTAGAGTTCGATACCTCATTTTGAATAGTCGCCACCTTCTCCTTAATCAAAACCATATCTTTAGATATGCTATAAGTTTCCTTTAAATTCCATCCTCCCAATGCTATCATTATAGCAATAAGGATTGTTATAAGTTTTTCGTTTATCATTTCTTTTTTAAATCATAGACAACATATATTATAAAACATACGATTATAATTATAAATATACTCTCCATCATTTAGTTATTTCTTTTTCTTTTTATTTTTTTTATTTTTCTTTTTTCCTTTTTTCTTTTTCTTTTTAGCCATGTATTTCTCCTTCCTTATATTCTCCACTTTCATGCGGTTATAATTTTCTTCACTAATATCGTCAACACCAAACTCTGCTTCATCCATTAATTTATTCTAATATTTTAATTATACGTTTTCCGTATCTTGTTTGGTCATCTAATTCTATTTTAGCTTTAACAATCTTACATCTAAAGACTACTCGCTTTGGATTTAATTCATGCGAAGCTATACGTTTTGATTTAAGACACGAACCTAAGTCAGGTTTATAAACGTGCTCAATCATTGTGCCATTTAAAAATAGCATTAGTGCTGTTACAACTTCAATCATTATTTTTTCTTTTTCCCAAAGTAATGTTCGGATGGTTCATAATCCCAACGCATACCTTTATGTCCTCTAAATGTAGCATACCACATTCTTAATCTAACTATCAATTTTCTAGCTGGTCTTGACATTAATGTGTTCCGTTTGAAAAGCTTCTTTGTTTATCTTTTAATTTCTCAATATCCTTTAAGACTTTCTCCATATCTTTTTGAAGTCTTTCAATGTTAACACTATTTGACATCATATTCTCCATGCGGTCTTCCATCTTTGTTACCAGTCCTGACATATGCTCCACCAACATGAAAAGTTCTGCTTCTCCTGCCGATTGTCCTAACTCTCCTCTAGGATATTTAATTCTAAATTCTGTATTTTGTTCTAAATCTTTTTCCATTAACTCTAAAGTTGTGCTATGCTTATTAAGAGTCTCTTGAATTCCAAAAAATGCCCACACCCCTACAGAAACTGCTGTTACAATTCCTAAAAGATTTTTCATAGGCATTGAAATAGCAGTCTTATCAGACAGTTTCATTTTTATTTTTTAGTATTTTTTATTAAATTGGTAACAGAAATTCCATAATTTCCACCCACTACTATAAAGACTAAATAAAGATATATGTTAGGTATATCTTCCAGTCTATCAAAAAATAATTTTGTTCGTGCATACATATCATCATTACCGAAGTAAGAACCATAAGCAAGTATAGCTAATGGTGTTAATATAAATGCACCTAATAGTAAATCTAAAAATAAAGAGCCATTTCTTTTAGCTCGTTCATTTCCAGTAGCCATTTCTTGTAGGGCTATAGAGTGTGCTCTGTCAGATTTTTGTTTACGTCTAGTCATAAACGAGCCGACAGCTTTAGAACCAAGTTTAAATAATATATTGTATGGTACCATAATTTTTTATGGTGGCAGAGCAGGTGTACTCTAATGAGTTATACTGATACCACCATGACAGTAAAGATTTATTTAATCTTTATTGTTTTAGGCTTTTTACTTTCAGGTAAATCTTCGTAGAGTTTGATTTTAAGCATTCCATCTTTAAAATCAGCGTCATCTACTTTGACATACTCTGATAACGTAAACTTCCTTAAAACACTTCGAGATGCAATCCCTTGATGAATCAAGTTATCAACATCCTTCTTTTCTTTTTTAGCTTCAATGGTTAATAAACCATCTTGTAGTTCGCATTTCAAGTCCTCCTTAGAGAACCCTGCTAATGCCATTTCGACAAGATACTTGCCATCCTCTAACTTTCTTATGTTATATGGAGGGAAGTTTGAAGTGTTAAGTCGAGAGACCTCATTTAAAGAATCAAACATTCTATCGAAACCGATAGAGAAATTCTTAAAGGGGTCAAAGTTTATTAAATCGTATGTTGTCATGTTAATCCTTTCGTTAAGCGATTTAAGTTGAGTAACTCCACAATGGACATTACTCTTTCATACTATAGTATAGTAAGAAATTCGTTAGTTGTCAACAAATAAAGTATTATATAGTTGACTTAATTCTTCTTTATGTTTACCATCTATTCGGCTATTTAAAATACTTGTAATTTTCTTAGCCCATTTCTTATCTTCAGCAAATCCTGTAGCAGCAATTGCATTTATAATTCTTTCTTTACTTCCTTTTCCATCATTATATAATGCTATTTCTTTTCTTACTGGAGCATAACTTTCTTTAGTTTGTACCCATTCTAATAATTGTGCAATAGAATCTTCAGATTTTTCAAAGACTTTAATCTTTGCATTACTACCTGAAGCAGCTATAGATTTTTCTTCATCATTAAATGATTGAAAATTAAATAAATTATTACTACCTTTATTTAAGAATCCTGATGTACCCCATCCAGTTTCTCCACTAGCCATAGAAATAATAACATCACTAGGAAGTATATTATCTTTATTAGTAATATAAACTTTTTCAGATGTATCTAATAACCATGCTTTCTTTTCAGGTGCTAACTCAGAAATATTTCTATATTTAATTTCATTAGTAACTGGAGGTTTTTTCATGGGTAATATTTGTTTCTCTGCAGCTTCTGCCATCTGTGCATCAATTGCGTCAATCTTTTCTGCTTCTTCTTTAATAACTCCTAATTCATTTGAAGGATATTTTTGTTCTACTCCTTCAGAAAAAGTAGGTACTTCTGCATTGGCTCCATTAACAGCCATGGTTGCTGCTATTGCTGCTGCAGCTAT